CTGTATATATCCTTTCTTATCACACGTTGCGCCATTAGTGCGATAGGATAGGCCATTTTATTCCTCAAAAGGCGGCGGGGCGTAAGCCAGCGCCCTGCCGCTGAATGTAGTAACCAGCGGTTTACTGCCGCTGCTAAATATAATCCGTCAATTGGCGCTGCAAGCTGAACTTATTATAAGGGCAGCGAAGCCGCTACAACAAAGGAGAAACGACCGATGATTGATTTTGCAGAAAAAGATAGCTACACGCTGGATGAACTGAAAGACCTCTTGAACAAGGCAGACCAGAGCGCGGGAGATCGCGTGCGAACGGAGTACAGCAAGCGGGTAAAAGACTTGCAGGCCGAACTTGACAAGTACAAGCCCACCGAGCCGACCGAAGCAGAAAAGGCGCTCACTGAACGTGAAAAGGCGCTTGCAGCTAAAGAAAAAGCATTTGCCTGCAAGGCTGCGGGAATCCCCGAAGCATACGCCGATTATTTCACGGAAAAGGCCGATTTTGGCAAGCTGGGCGAACTGTTTAAGGCTGGTGCTGGTTACGTGCCGTCCGAGCACAAATCTGGTTCTAGTCTCACCAAAGAGGACTTTGCGCAGATGGATTATGCCCAGCGTGCAGCACTTTATGAGCAAAATCGAGAACTGTACAATCAACTGATTAAGTAAAAAAGGAGATTATGAACTATGGCACTTTTTGTACGAGATGTCGCCGCGCCGATGCTTATGACCGAGATTGACAAGCGGCTTGTGATTTACAAGGACGCGCTTAATATTTCGGCTTCTATTCCCGATTTGGCGTGGAACGGCAAGACGATCAACTTCCCTGTTTATTCCCGCGTGGCCGTGGCCGATGCCGTGGCAGATAAGGGCGCGGTTGTTTCGACCGAGGTTGACGGCACGAACAGCACGGCGGCAATTGCACACATTGCTGCCGCTGTAAAATACCATAAGGATACGCTGCGGCAGGCGGGCGGTGCTATTGTGCAGAATATGGCTTTGAACGATCTGGCCGACGCTATGGCGCTCAAGCTGGACGCTGATGCAATGGCCGCTGCTATTGATGGCGCTACCCTCAAGGCTGCTTGTGCTGCCGCCGATCACATTACCGAGGACGAAATCGAAAAGGGCTTCGCGCTGTTCGGTGATAAGCAGAACGCCAACGAATTTAAGGGCATTTACATTAGCTCCAAGCTGTTCCCCGACGTTCTCAAAATGAACGGCTTCTCTAGCACTGGCCTGACCTATACCAGCGGTACTAACGGCATTGTGTCTGGGCAGGTAGTTGGCTTCTGGCGCGGCGTGCCGATCAAGCTGACCGACAACGGCAATACGGTTGACGGCGAGTGCGTCACGGTGATTCTGAAAAAGAACGGTCTGGGCGTTGCACGGAAGAATGGCATTGAATTTGCCGAAAATTATGACGCAAACACGTTCTACACGGATATTGTGGCCGACACCTATGCAGCCGAAAAGGTGCTGGACGATACCAAGGTTGCGATTATCCGTAAGACGATTGCGTAAAAACAAATCACGGTAAAGCCGCACGTTAGTGGGGCGGTGCGCGAAAGTGTGCCGCCCCTTTATTTATAGGAGTGAAAGAGCATGACCCGTTTACAACTGCGCGCCCTGCGCCAGAATAAAGGCTTTAGCTTGCGCAAAGTGGCCGGGGCTGCGGGAATATCGCACCAGTATTTGGATTTTTTGGAGGGCGGCGAAAAGCCCCTTAATGCAGAACTAAAACGCAAAATCTTGAACGCGATATACAGACTAGATATGGAGGCAGCGCAAAACAATGGCACAAAGAGGCAGACCACGCAAAACGGAACAGGCAGCGCCAGCGGCTTCTAAAGCACCAGCAGCACCAAAAGAAAACAGCACCAGAACGCGCGGCATTGCGCGGCCTGACGTTATAAAAAGAATCGGTGATACGCTAAAAGATTATCGTTCGGCTTATTTATTTTGGCGTTTCTGTCCGGATGCCCTGCCCCCTGATATTCCGGCTGGGTGCAGCTTTCAGGTGCTCAAGCAGAAAAGCGGTATGCCCGACGTTATCACCGAGCAGGCGGCGGCGCTGTGGCTTTTGGACGATGGTACACAGCAACTTGTTAAATCGTTACTGGAAGCGAAAAAGGGGCTTCAAATGCTGGAATTGCACGATATTTATTATGAGCGCGCGAAGAACGATGCTAACTCCCTTAAAGCCCTTTTGCAGCTAGATGAAACATTATTCAAGAACGAACAAAACGCGCTTCTGGCGCTACTTGACAACGTGCCAGATGACGTTATAGGAGATACAGAAGATGCGCAGAAGTGACACGGCCAGCAATAAGCTAAAAGCGCTGCTTTCAAATCCCGAATTATGGGCGCGGTACTTTCTTCGCATTGTCGATAAAAACGGCAAGAGCGTGCCTTTTGTCTTTAATCAGGAACAGCACGACCTAATAACTTCACTTGACAAATACAATATTGTGCTCAAAAGCCGCCAGCTTGGCATTACAAGCGTGGCCTGCGCGCTTTCGCTGTATTACTGCTTTACCGAGCCTGGCTCTTGCTGTTTGCTGATGAGTTACTCGTTGGATAGCGCAAAAGGCATTTTTAACAAGCTGAAATCCTTGTACAATTCCATTCCAGATTGTGTTAGGGTGCAGGAGATTGCAAACAACCGCACCGAACTGCGATTTGCAAACAATTCGCAGATTGTGGTATGTACTTGCGGAAATCGCGACGTTGCGCGTGGCCTGACCCTGCGTTTTGCGCATTTATCTGAAATAGCATTCTTTGACCAAGAACGCGCGAAAAAGAACCTTTTAGCGATTGAGCAGGCAATGCAGCCTAATGGGGTTATGGTTCTTGAGTCCACGGCGAACGGTTTTAATCACTTCTCCGATCTATGGAGCGGCGCAGAGCGCGGCAATAATTTGTATCGTCCTTTTTTCTATGGCTGGGTGGACGATAAGCAAATGTTTGCCGACGAGTATAAGCAGTTTGCAGAGCGTTGGCGGCAAAAGCATGGTACACTTCCCACCGTTCCCGATCTGGATGAAGAAGAAAAAGCCCTCTACGACCGTGGCGCTACAATTGAGCAAATAGTGTGGCGGCGGCTTAAAATTGCAAATAGCAGCCCTGAACAGTTCCGGCAAGAGTTCCCCTCAAATGCTGTTGAAGCGTTTACAACGACTGGACGCAACATTTTTGACACTGCTTTAATACATGATAAGTTGGCCGTAGTGCATAAGCCTATTGCCGTTCCGGCAGAATTTGCAAATATGGGCGTTACGTTCTGGGAGATGCCCCGCCCTGGGCAGCGCTATTATATTGGCGTGGACGCAAGCGAGGGAACGGGCGGCGATCACAGCGCAGTTGAAGTGCTAAACGCCGATCTGTGCCAGTGTGCGGAGCTTTACAGCAACACGATAAAGCCGTTCCGCTTGGCTGAAATCGTCTTGAAGCTGGGGCATTATTATAACGACGCGCTGCTAGTGGTAGAAAAGGCCAGCGGCGGGCATACAGTCTTGGATAAGCTAAAAAATCAATTTGGCTATGCGAATATCTACAAGTGCAAATCCTACGATGCAGCGGGCAATTTGCGGCGCAAGGCCGGATGGGAAACCACGGCTAAAACCAGACCGCTGCTTATCAATGACTTCGTGGAGGTCTGGGAAAGCGGACAGTGTTGGATAAACAGCCCTGTGCTTTTAGGCGAGATGCAGCTTTTTGTGGATAAGGGCGGCAGAGCGGAGCACGCTGGGCGCACGGGTGACGATGCTATTTTTGCCTTTGGCATGGCGATACAAGGTTATAAATCTGGGCAACAGTATTTCTAAAAGCGAGGTGCTTTAATAAATGACTATTGATGAAATTTTAGAAATTCCCCAGACCGCCGAAGCGGCCTATATGCAAGCGCAAAACGTGCGCGTATACGATTTTTTGTTAGGCAGGCATAAGGTGCTTACTCGCCCCGATTTTACATACAAGGGCGAGATGCTGCGCACCGCGAAGATTCTCTTGCAGAATGTGAACAGCGTTGTAGACTTCCACACAAGTTATATTGTCGGCAGCCCTGTTAAGCTGTCGGGCGCAGAAAATGCCGTTAAAGTCTTTCAGAGGATTTATAATCGCTCAAATTATGCGCTGGTAGATTATCAAATTGTCGATGCTTTGGTTAAATACGGCAACGCCTACGAATACGTTTTTATGCGCGGAAACAGCGTTTGCAGCAAGGTTTTTAAGCCGCTGGACAGTTACCCCGTATTCGATGATAAAGGCCAGTATATCGCGTTTTTGGAGCATTGGACGGACAGTTTGACGGGAAACGCCTATTACAACCTATACGAGCCTGACCGCGTAACCGAGTACAGCACCAGCGCCAACGGCACAGTGCAGCAGGTGGCCGAATATCGCAACCTGACGGGCTTGCCTATCCACTACACAAGTGGTGTGCCTGCGCTGTACGACTGCTATGGGCGTGGCCTTGTGGCCGATCTGGTGCCGATCGTGGACGAATTGGAGAACCTGTTAAGCAAGACAAGCGACGCAGTAACTACGCTTTCTCTTAACCCGCTGGGCGTATCGTCCGGCCAGCGTATCGACGCGAGGATTGATAAAGATACGATTGGCGCAACGCTTAATCTTGAGGATGGCGGGCGCTTTGAGTATGCGTCTGCTACGATTGACCACGCGACTGTACAGTTTTTGGCTGAGCAGCTCTTAAATCAATTTTATGCCGTTGCCGAAGTGCCGAGTGTCGTTTTTAATGGCAACGTCAGCAACGTATCAGAAACGAGCTTAAAGCTACTGTTTAACCAGTTGGATAACAAGGCGCGCCGAACGATGTTGCAGCTTAAAGAGGGCTTCTATGCCCGCTGGGATGCTATGCGCAGACTGTTGCCGCCAGATGCCTTGACCGATGATGAATATAATTCATTGGATGCTGTTTTCTCGCTGAACCGCCCGACTGATAACACGGCGCTTGTGGCCGATCTTGAGCGGCAGTACAACGCTGGGGCGCTCTCTAAACGGTCGTTTATCGAGCAAAGCCCTTATACGAGCGACCCTGACGCAGAGATGCAGCGGATTCAAGAAGAAGCGGCCAATAGTGAAGCAATTTAAGTATACAAAAAGCGGCCTGCACTCAAATGCAGACCGCCTTTTATTTTAGTGAGTATTAAAGCCTATAAATGCTTTCGCTTAGACCAATTCTTATTAGATTCTGTACAATTATTATCACAGTGCTTCTACAAGTTTTTCTCTTTTTTGATTATATTCTTCTTCGGTGATTATGCCTTGCTTTTTCAAATCGTTAAGAAGTTTCAATTGATTTACAGCATCCTCAGTAGATAGTTGCGCTACGGTTTGCTTGGTTGGCTGTTCTTCGGCAACAAGTTGCGAATTTTGTTGCGTTTTAATAATGCTTATCAGGGTTGAATGTACCTCTTGAGCCAGATGTATTGACTTTTTATAAAAATCGCTGTCCCTACTGGTTTCGCTTGTGATAAGATCAAAAACCATTAGCGAATCGTCAATATCGGCTGTGATAATTTGTATACGCAGGCTATTTGTGACATCCTTGCTTTTTCTAGTGGCTGCGCCAACCACTGCGCCAGTTCCCCCAGCAATCATGCCACCAACAACGGCTCGACCAACGCCCCCACTTAGGATTGTTGAACTATCTTCAAACACTTCACAATCCAGAATTTCCGAAAATGAAAGAATCGTGAGCTTGTTTTTCAAATAATCACAAATTGCAATCTGCTTCGACGAACTATCAACTTTCAAAACAGGTGCGTATGCTTGCACTCCGATTGGAATTTCCTTGCTTGTATTAAACTCTATTGCACTTAGCGTTTCGCTGATTTCCTTTTGCCCGTTCTCTGCCAAAGAGCGATTTGTTTTATTTTGTCTTATATCACTGGAACAAGCATACACAATCGCACCAACAAAAGCGAGAATAACCAGCACACCAAGGCCCGGCTCCAATGCAAAGCAACAGAGCACAAAAAAGAAAAGAAAAATAATCCACATCTCAAATATTCCTCTTGCTTTGTCGGCTTATTGAACATAATAATCTTTGCACACATACTTTGTTGAAGATCTCGGCTCAATAATAACCGCAAATGCTCTGGTTTTCACCGTTCCGTTACTTGAAAAATCTGCTGTACCAACTACGGTAAAGCAATCGCCACCGACCATCATTTTAGAATCAGTTATCTTTTCTATTTTGCCCTTTGAATAATCAAAATTGTACACGTAGGCAGGATAAGTCGCGTTTGCAATAGCAGTAGATGCCATACTTTGCAAGTCGGATTCAGAAAAATAGCCATAGGAATTTTGATATTCTTTATGTGCGGAGCATATCGTGCATACTCCTGTGGAATCGTAATTATGGCCTATCGCGAATCCTTTTACTGTTCCGCATACACTACAAGTTTTCGGAGTGATGCAATCCGCTTCCACCCATGTATGCGATAAAGCCTCTCCTTCTGTTTCTCCGCACACAGAACAGGTTTTGGGGGCTTTGCAAGTAGCCGCTTCCCATGTGTGCGATGAAGGCTCTCCTT